CATGAAAACTGGAAACAACTTCAAGAAGAATTATACAATACTATCCCAGAAAGACATTTTCCAGCTATGGTAACACCTAATGATAAATTTAGTTTAATTAATTGTTGTGGTGATTTTCAAATGGCTTCTAAACACGTATGGGATAAAATAAAAGGATTTGAAGAAGATATGATATTTGCTTGTTTTGTAGATACTAATGCTCAAAAGAAAGCTATATTAAACGGTTTTGGATTAAAAGATTTATATAATCCACCTTTATTCCATATTGAACATGGTGCTTATTATACTAAAGAAGATGGTACTAGAGTATCAGATCCTACTAATAAAGGATCATATACTGGTGATACAAAAGCATATAATGATGCTTGGGAATATGTTGAATGGTTTAAAAAATCAAACAATACTAATGATTGGGGACTAGGTAATATAGATATTGAATTTGAAATAATTTAAAATAAAAAATATGATTTACGGATTTTATAACAGAAATGATGTTAAACAAGAAATAATAAATCGCGCCATAACTTTATCTAGACTATCCGCAGCTAAAATATTTGCTGGAAGGAAAAACTTAGATTTAAAATCATTTTTAAAAATATATGGTATTAAAAAAATAAAATAATATTATGAGTATAAAAAACTTTGGACAAAAATTAAAAATGGAAGAATCTAACTCAACTAAAGTGAAAAAAGAAAAAGAAATATTTATAGAGAATATTACTTTATTAGAACAATGTATTAAACGTGTAGAAGTTTTAATAGGTGGGTTCGCTGTTGATTTATGTAATTATGAAGATCCATTTTGGATGGTAATTGAAAATATGTTTTTATTAAAATATGGTGAAAATATTTATGAATTAATATTCTGGTATTTATATGATAGAGTAGATGAAAATGGAAAAATATATCCTTTAATACTTGAAGAAGAAGGTAAAGAACCAAAAGAAATAAAAATAAAAACTCCAAATGATTTATGGAATTTTATAGAAAAAAATATTAAATAAAAAATAAAAATGGAAACAACACGATTCTGTAAATGCGGAGTTCAAATACCTCCAGCGAGATTAAAAATTTTACCTAATACTCATACATGCGTTAATTGTTCAGATGCTAAACCTAAAAAACCAGTTATAGTGCAACGTGGAAAAGGTGACCATACATATACTGAAACAGTTATTTTAGATCATGATGATTATGTTAAATATTCTGAAGAAGAAAATAAATTCAGAAAACGTACTATGCCTATAATACAAACCGATTTATCTGAGATCAATAATAGTATAAATAATACTAAAACAACTGTAGATAATAAAAATAATGCCTAAAGCTCGTCCTTTAAGTAAAAATGAGATAGTAGCAGCTATGGATAAAACTAAATCTGTTAGAGCTGCTGCTAGATATTTAAACTGTTCATATCAACATCTAAAAAAATGGATGGTGTTTTATGATGGTAAAGAAGGAGGTACTTTATTTGATCAACATAAAAATCAAAGTGGTAAAGGTATACCTAAATTTTTAAGTCATACTCCATTTGGTAGAAAAGTACCAGCTATATTGGATATAATTGAAGGTAGAGCAGATCCATCTAATTTTAACCCTCAAAAGATTAAATATAGACTTATTGAAGGTGGTTATTTAAAGGAAGAATGTTATAAATGTGGTTTTCATGAACGTCGTTTATTAGATTATAAAATGCCTCTTATATTGCATTTTAAAAATGGTAATAAACAACATTATACTTTAAACAATCTTGAAATGTTATGTTATAATTGTTATTATCTTTATGTAGCTGATTTATACACTGATAGACAAATAGAAATAACAGAAGATCATGTTCCTGCTAAAGAAAAACAAGTAGATTGGGAAATAGATGAATATACTAAACAACGATTTAGAGAATTAGGTTTATATGAAAATAAACCCCCAGACGATGGTTCTGAATTTATATCGAGGGTTTAATATTTATAATAAACCATATTATGAAAAAACATAAAAAACATGATGAGATTGTTCGTAATTATGAAAAACAAAAATCTAAACATCTTGAAAAACTAGCAACTAAAATGCTAGATAATGAAGAAAAATTTAATAAATTAAAAGAAAAAGAAACAAGTTTAAAATTTTTAAATCTATTCTAAATGGTCCCAGAAATAATAGTAAACAATGATGATGAACTTCAAGATATGATAGATAATAAAGATTTTAAAATAGCTGAATCTATTATATCTTCTATTCTTAATAATATTAATACTAAAAAACAACATATTCATGTATTATCATTTAATATATTAGAAGAAGATAAAACATTAGATATAACATTAGAAAAAAAGTTTTTTATAGAAACATTAGAAGAAAATCTTAAATATTTTGTTGAAAAAGAAAGATATGAAGATTGTCAAAAGATAGTTGAAACAATTAATATATTAAAAAATAAAGAAAAAAATGGCAAGTCCCGCAAACAACAACCCAAATAAAATAAGCTTTGGAGAACGAAAAAAAGGTAAAGCAAAAAAGTCTTATAACAAACATGATAGAAAAGAACGCAATTATAGAAGACAGGGACGTTAATGTACCAATGACTGCTTTAGAGTTTTTTTTATCTATGCCTGATAATTTAATATTAGATGTAATTAAATATGATCCTGAAGGTACAAAAATGATGTGTTTAGCTTTAAGTTTAGAATTAAATGGTATTATTTCTAAAAAAGAAAACTCTGAAATATTTTTGGAAAACTAAAAAATGTTTTTTACCTTTAGTTGTAATTTAAGGTTATGAAATATAGATATGAACATTATTTACCTCCAACATTTCATATTAGTAATATAACTGGAAAGAAATTTATAGTTCCAAGTTGGATACCTGTTCATCTTGAAGCAACATTAGATGATATAGAATGGATTAAACCAGACTATGATGGGGTTAAAAAGACTATAAATGAAAATATAAAAGAAGAGAATTGGAGATTTGAATCCTCAAGTGAACCAGGAACATTTTATACTGTGGTAAAAAAAGGAGATGAAATAAAATGTAATTGTGCCGGGGTGAGAAGATCAAAAACAGGTGAATGTAAACATATGAAAGAAGTAAAAAATCTTTTAAAATCTAAATAATATATGAGAGGAAGACCACCAGTAGTTGAAGATAATATTCGTCCAAACAAATTTGAGGTGCATTATGAAAATAATGATTCAACTGAAGTATGGAAATATGATTTAAAAAAAAGTACTGGCCCTATTGAAATAATAATTGAGTATAAAAAAGATATAATTAAAGGTTGGGATTCAAAATTAAAAGAAGCTAAAATACAAAAAAGAATAGATAAACAAATGAAACAAATTCAATCTAAATCAAAGAAAAATGTCCGCAACAAGTAAACATTATGGTGATGTAGGTATATGGATTGAAAAGATTATTGAATCTTGTAAAACTATAGAACAAGCAAATAATTGTTATACATTAGTCCATTCATTTTATAAAAAATATCATCAACATAGTGTATATAAGCATTTGTATTTTTTAATAGAAAATAAATATAACGCTTTATTACATCAAAAGTATCATACACATACATCTTATAAATAAATATGAAAACAATAATATTAGGAGACATGGATGTAAATGGAAATATAAACAAACGCAGTATAGTGATTGGTGACATTCACGGTAGAGATGTTTGGAAAAAAATAATTGAACACGAAAATCCAAATAGAGTAATCTTTATAGGAGACTATTTTGATTCATTCGATATTCCCGGAGTAGACCAAATTCATAATTTTAAAGAAATTATTGAATATAAACAAAATACAAAAACAGAAGTAATAATGTTAATTGGTAATCACGATTATCATTATTTCCCAGAAATTGGGGATTGTGGAACTAGTGGTTATCAAAGAGGTATTGCTCCAAATATTATTCAAGTAATAGATGAAAATAGACATCATCTTCAAATGGCTTACAATTTTGGGGATTTTGTATTTACTCATGCTGGTGTTAGTGAACAGTTCATGGATCAAACGTTTGGTAAAACAAATTGGAATGTAGAATCAATGGTGGTTGATTTAAACGAAATGTTTAAATATAAACCCTTAGCATTCATGTTTAATGGATTTAACGCGTATGGAGATGATCTATGGCAAACACCCATTTGGATTAGACCAAAGTCATTAATGGAAGTAAACCGTGATTATTTAAGAAAAGAAATAATCCAAGTTGTTGGACACACCTCAATGAAACAAATAGATATTGAAGGTAAAGCAACAGGTGATAGATATTATTTTATAGATTGTTTGGGTACCTCAGGAGAATATCTTATCATTACGGACGGAGAAGTAACTGTTAACTCATATAAAAATTATGGAAAATAAAGATTATATTTTACGTAGAGATCATTTATTAAAAATAATGCATAAGCAAAATATTTTAATAAGTAAAGAAATAGAAGATACAACAACTAAAGTATACTCTAAAAGAGGTAGAAAACCTGCTCCATCAAAACGAATTGAATCTAAAGTTAATACTAAAACATATTCTCCAAAAAGATTTAAAAATAAATTTGGCTAAATAAAATCGTTATTTTATCTTTATAAAAATAAAAGTTATGACACCTAGAGAA